TTCCCTTTCGCCTATTTTAAGAACAATTGTTTTTGAGCCTCCGCCGCCACCGGCTCCTTGAGCCATTTTTTTCACTTCAGAAAGCAAGCCAGCAAAAGAATCTTCAGCGGTGGGCCTCATGGTTCTCTGGATCTCTGCGTATTTACCGGCGTGATCAACAACTTGTCCAACTGCTGTTACTTTTTCTGGTGTTAGCTTTACTGCTGATTCGATTAAATCAGGCAGGCCGGACATTGCCATGTTGCCCAAGATAGTTACTCCAGCAAGAGAACCTGGTCCGACCATGCTAGCCAGACCCATACCCAGTTGAAATAAAAATTCTCCAATTCTTTGGCCTGCGTCGGCACCGATTCCTCGTATGCCCTTTTTAACACTGTCCAATCCAAAACCAACAGCCAAGAGCCCCAAGCCCAAAGTAACAAAGGCTGCGCCTATTGCAAGAATGCCGCCGCCTGCCAATAAGCCAAGAACGCCCATTGCACTTGAGAATAGTCCGAGTTGCGCAGCAAGCATCCCAAGACCATCAGCTTCTTTTCTGATTTTCTCCAATCCAAAGCCCATAGACAACAAGCCAACGCCCAAAAGCGCAATACCTACACCAACAGGCATGATAGCTAACCCAGTCGTAATAAGAAAGCCAGAGAAAACAGAGCCAAGCAAAACTAGATCGAGAATGGCACCTGAGAACTCCACCAATTCAGTTGTCATCTTTCCAATCACTTTAAAGTTTTTATTCATCGCTGCCAAGCCTAGACCAATTGCGCCGATACCAAGAGCAAGAGGCAGTAAGGCAAGGCCGACAGCGATCATGCTAGGTGCCAACGTTGCTCCGACTAGTAACAAACCAGAAAGTTGAAAAGCAAGAGAAGATAAAGTTTCAACTGCTTTTGGAAGCTTGTTAACTTGACCAAAGAACACTTCAAATCCCTTGCCCAAGGTAAATACGCCAACACCAAGGGAAAGCGCGCCAGCGCCCAATGCCTGCAAGCCCATTCCAGCCACAAGCATTATTGGTGCCATAATAGCCATAATTGTTGAGAACGCAGACAATCCAACTGCAAGAATATTAATTGCAACTGCCGCCGAGAAGGCATAGAAGGGTAACATCAACATAAAGGGCACAAGCTCTTTAAACCCTTCAATGATCTGTGGTAAATAAATTATCACCAAAGCAAACGCTGCAACACCGGCAATAAATGAGACTCCAAGCGCCGCAACGGCAGCAGCGATTAATTGAACCGACCCTAAGCCTGCATTTGATGCTGCGCCGAGAGCGCCAACACCAGCAGCCGCAGCACTAGCACCTGCGCCAGCAGCGGGACCAGAAACACCCACACTAGCTAGTGCTGCTGATAAACCATTTGTTTGCAAAGTCATAAAGAACTGCGCTGCTGATGCTAGGGTAACGGCAACCTTAAATGCAACAAGCGTGGCCACAACAGAACCTATTGTTAGGGCGATCCCCCCAAGTAGTCCAAGAGTACCGAGCAATACAATGTTGAAGCCCATTCCCATCTCTTTTCTAAGTTTCAAAATAAAGTCAAGGACCATACCTATGCCTTCAAATACTGGTCTTAAACTAACTGCAAAACTTTGAAATAAGGTTTCTAGCTTTTCTGTTAAGCTCATTTGCGCTCTTGTGGCTGCTTCTAACTCTTCTTGAGAAAGTGCTGTGGCTTGAGTCTTGGCAATCATTTCATCATAAGCAGAACTTGACATGCCAAATAACATATTGGCTTCTGCCATATTCGAGATACCTGCTGCACTGGCAATGGCTTGCCTTTCAAACCTGCCCATCGACTCCCAACTTTTGCCTGATTGTTCGACAGATCGAATTAAAATTCCAATTCTTTCTTCTTCTGTTGCGTTTAAGAGATCAAGTGCGTTTACGGTGCCGCCAAGCAAGGCATTTAAGCGACCTGCTGCTTCGCCTGCACCCTCAAAGGTATCCATGCCTTCGGTGATAGAGATCAAACTTTGGATGGACAAGCCAGTTGCCTTTGAAGCAGCAGCAACTCTTTTAAAAATTTCTGGTGCATCTTTGCCGTATTTTGCCAAGACTGGCATTGCTTGACCAAAGCCTGAAATAATTTGATCCGCGCTCATTCCTATTGCCTGGCCAGCAGCAATAAGTTCTCTATTGACCTCTTGTGCTGCGGTTACGCTGAATCCAAGGCTTTTTGTTAAAATTTGCAAGTTAGTGGCGGTTAGATCCGCGCTCAATCCAAACTCGCTCATAACAGCAGTGAATTCTAAAAGTTCCATTTGAGCTTCTTTGTTCATGTTAGTGAACTCGCTCATGTTTCTATGGAGGGCAGCAAAAGCAGCACCCATCTCTTGAGTAGAGACGCCTAGTGTTCGAACGTTTAGTTGTGCGTTGACAACAACATCATCAAACTCTTTTGAACCAAAAGTAGCTTCCCTAACAGATGTAATCATCTGATCTTGGGCTTTTGCAAAGTTGAGAGTCATCATAGCCCAAGTACCCATGACTTCCATCACTTTCATATAGGTCGATCCCAATATGTTGGCTGGGCTTAGTTGTTCGGATATTTTTTCTCCTACTTGCTCCATAGCGCCAACAAGATCTTGGGATTTCATTGCTGCCGCTGCAAAACCTCCAACAAGCGTATTTTTCCAACCGTCATCTATGCCTGTAAGAGTTCCTATAAAGCTAGCAGCAGACTCTCCTATTTGTTCGTTTGTGTCTAGAGTTTCTTTAAGAGTGTTACCAAACTCTTTAGCAATATTAGTAGCAAGCAAACCTTGCTCGCCTTGCTTTTCAACTGCTTCTATGTTTGCTTGGAGTCGCTGTAGCTTTTGTTCTTCTAGGGCGAGTTGTCGTTTACTTAGAGTGCCAAGTAACTCACCATCGGCTATTTTATTTTGAAGAGCTTCTGCCTCTCTTTCACCAAGAACGAGAAGTCTTAAAATAATTTCTTCTCTCTCTTCTAGAAGTCTTTTTTGCGCTTCAAGCTTTTCCTTTGTAATATCGTCTGGGTCAATATCTCCAAGAATTTTCATTCTCTCTGTCAAGATATCAATGGCATCGGAAAACTCTTGAACCCTTTCAGGATTTAAACTTTCAATAAAACTGAGTAGGCTTTTTAAATCATCAGACATAACGCAACAGTGCTCCTAGACAGCATAATTTATAAACTAATAGGCTGACCTTTACAGATTAATTAGTGTTGAAATAGAAAAGAAGGGATTCGTCGGAGCTTTGATGGGGGTTTATCTTTTAGATTTTGACTGAGCTTTCTCTATTTGATCGTTTTCTTCTTCGATCTGCTTTATAAGTCTCTCTGTAAACCAGTTTCGGATCATGACAGGCAGGTTATAAGCTTCAAGAAAGCTCCAACCTCCATGATATTTTAAAATAAAGAACTGCTCATAGACATTCTTTATGTACTCACTGCTTAGGCCAAAGAAAGTCTGCCGTGAAAGGCACCTCCATCGGGCCTTCAAAGTCGCACTCGCCACAAGAGAAATCTTGAGTTAGGTCGATATTGGGGTTTAGTTTTTTATAAACAAGTCTCAAATATCTAGAGTCCATCGCTGGCATAACATTGATGAACTGGTTGATTGTGTTTTTGCTGTCATCGCCATTTACAGAGACAATTATAAGCCTGAATTGCTCTGTTGAGTTGGACTCTGGTAGATTGGTCTTTTTTCTCTGCTTGATCCTATCTGCTAGTTTTATCTCATCGTATCCGTCAAGCAAGCGAATCTCAACAGTTACATTTGTCTTGGGCAGATCTAGAGTAAAAGTGCCAGCAGCAGTCTTAGAGGCACCCAATTCGCTCAAAAGCTCATCACTTGGGAATGCAATCTCTGGGCTTGAGATATCAAAAGAAAAAGAGTTTCTGCTAGCACAATTGGGGCACAAAACGTTTGTCTTGTAGTCTGTTCCATAGCCAGTTGATCTTACTGCCACAAGCAGAGCATTTCTGTCACCTACCAATAAACCACTTGGGTCAATTGATTTATCGACAATAACACTTTTCAAAAGTCGGTTGACTGCAAGGCCCTTTTTTAACAGGGACTTTGAAGTTAAAATATCTTCGTCCTTTGCAGTCATGTGTCGAATTTCAATTGTGTCCCTGCCATGACAAGGGTGCCCCTCTGGATAGAACTCGCCCTTTGAGGGCAAGTCTACCAGTTCGGTGGGCATTACAAAATTAAAAGTTTGTTTTTGGCTGGTTAAAACAGCGGGGGTTGCGGGGTTTGCGCTATTGGCTTTAGCGCCTGATCGTTGATCATTGTTCCTGGACATTCATCACCTCATTTGTTGTCCTAATTAATTTTATATCAGAGTTCTTTCTCTGCAAAGTCGTATCTAATCTTAAGCTCAATGTTGACAATCTCATCATTGTCGTAAGCCAGCTCACCAAAGTTAACGCTCTTAATCCAAGAGTTAACCAAAATCCATCTTTCGATATCGTTACCCTCTGCGTCAATCTGGCGCAGTGTAACCTGACCAAGTGCATCAACTGCTGGCGCTTTTGCCATTGTCTGGATAACACCCGGATCAGTTGGGATACGATAACCTGCTCGCTCCAAGTTGTCAACCATTCTTTGAGAAGAATCAGGCTGAACAGGATCAGCAAGGGTGATGCTAACTTCGTTCCAAGTCAGTCTGCCTGGATAGTAAAAGGTGTGGATAAGGAACTCGTGCTTGGCTTCTGTGATCTCAAAAGAAGGCTTAGTTACCTTCTTGATGACGAACTCAGGCACGCCGTTCATGTTCAAAATCCATCTAAAGTTTCTTTTGGGCTCTAACTGTGGGTCGGCCCAAAACCGTTGCTCAGCCATTTATTAATTCTCCTTTATAATGCTCTAACACATAACTAGTATGGTTAGAGCATTTTATTTATTTTAGTCTTCGAAACCTGCGCCGCTATCTGTGATCACAAAGTCAAGGGCAATAAACTCGATTGCCTTTGTTGGCTTCAGGAAGATCTTAGCGTACATGATGTTTCTGTCAACCAAATCTGGTGTTGTTGTGGTTTCGTCAAGAATAACTCTAAAGTCATCTACGCCAAGTCTAGATTGAACGCTTCTAAGGAATGGGTTAACCCTTCCCAAGAAATTGTTCCAAGTGCTTCTGACGTTTTGTTCAAAGACAGTTGTTGCAGCCATTCTTGAGATTTCTTTTTTAACAAAGATAAGAAGTCTGCGAACATTGATTCTATCTAGGGCAGATGGTGTGACCTGAAGCGTCTTCTGGCCAAAGACCACAATGCCTTCTGCTGGGAAACTTGCGATTGGGTTGATGTTTGCTGCGTAGAGCTTGTCTCTTTCTTTGGAAGAAAGTCTCTGCGCAACATTAACAACTCTCAAGCCAGCGGCGCCGTTTGTCAAACCACCGCGAGTAAAACCTGCTGGTGCAAACCAAAGCTCGGAGTTTCTTTCTGCATTTGCCATCACACCTAGGGCAACAACAGAAGGCGGAACCCAAACAAGAGCGTTGTTAATTTCATCAACCGTCTGCACCCAAGGATAGTAGGCAGCGCCGTAACTGCTGTTTACACCCCTTGCAAGCAAGTCACTAATGGTTGTATCAACATCGCCAACCCTATCTTTGAAAGCAGAGTTGTTTTCTGCTGCCGCTTCGTATCCGCCCTGTAGGTCAACAAGAGCCAGGGCATCACCGCGAGCCTCACAGGTTGCGATAAGGTGCTCATTGAGAGGCTGGTTTGTAAGGCCAGGTACTGTTGCCAAGCTATACTCAACAACCTCTGGGTCTTTGATCATATCGATGCCACGCTTGACACTTTCATAGGCGTAACTAGTTCTGGTTGTCTTGTCGGTTAAGAGAGAGTTTCTAAAAGGCTCTTTCTCTTTAATGTTCAAGCCATTGAATCCTCCGACAAGCGGCAGGGTGAACTGTCCGAAGCCAGAATCCAAAACAGTCTTCCACTCGTTCAAGCCATTAGATGAGATAGAAGTCTGGTTGGCCCTTGAGTTAACAACATAATCCGCCTCTGGGAAGGTGCCTTGTGCTGTCTGTGCGCCACTACCAGACAAGTCATCAAGTGTAAACATGAATGAATGACTTGTAGCGCCCGCAGACTCTGCCGTGTTACTGAATCCGCTTGGAAGCACCCTAACAAGGTCGATATAGCTCTCCTCAAATCTGCTGATCGAAGCTCCGTTTCTTGTAGAATCAATTCCAAAATAAGCGTCCTTCGGGCTCGATAGATCGCCATCAGTAGACTTCAGCCTCAGTGGAAGTTCTGGGAATTCCAACTTCAAGTTCAGTTCCGTTGTTGGTGGGTTGTTGTTGTCGGAGTTCAAGAAGTTTACACCATTGGTTCCAAGGCTTCTGTAAATATCGTCCTCGCCCATAACAAATGCGCCAGCACCAAGGCTAGAGTCGGTAGAGCCAGAGGTCAAATCAACATCGTCAAATTTGATAGGACCATAGAATCCGAATGGAAGAAGTGCTGCTGGAGTGGCACCGGCATCAACATCTTGGTCCATCTGGACTCTTACAAATCTAGATGCGTTGTCGTAGTTTCCGAACAAGTCGTGTCTCTTCTCAACAGAGTCCCACTCAACAAAGCGATCACCAATCTTTCTCGCAAGATAGTTGGAGGAATTGGGGTTGAGGTTGCAGTTTGAGAATCTCTCAACAACTTTCAATGAACCGTCATGGTCATCAGCTCTTCTAACAACAACCGAGAAAGTACCAAATGGGTCATCTTGGTTTGTTGGGGCTGCAATGTCCTGAATGGAAATCTTCAAGTTAGATTGGTCCCACTCACCAGTATCCAAAGAAACAAACTTGAATAGCTTCTGCATATTTTCTGGGTCGTATGTGGCTGGGTTGTTACTCAAGTCCTGAGAAAAGACCCAACCACTCTGAGCTGGCTTGCTTGCGAATCTAAATTTGCCGCCGTTGTTTGTGGCATCGGAAAGAGCTAAGACAATGCCAAAGTAGTCAGATGAAGAAGAAAGTTGCTCAACTGCCCTTTCAAATGTCTCACCCAAGAAATATTTCTTTTGTCCTGCGGTGGTTGTGATTGCGGTGTTAAGAAGTGTTGGGTTGGTGTTGAACACCTTCCTGATGTATCTCTGAGATGTTCTGCTAAAGTTAAATACAACAGTATCGGTTGTCGCACCAGATTCATCATCAATTAAAACCTTAAACTCTGCTGCTGCAGGGCTTGTTGGAGAGTTTGTGTTCTTGATCATGGTAGCAGAACCAGTTACGGCATCGCTAGATGCTCTCACTGTACCGCTGAGGTAGATGCCGCCCTTATCAAGATACCAAACAGCAGCAAGAGTACCAGTCACAGCGGAATCAGCAGAGGCAGACGGAACAATAAAAAGACCGTAAGCTCCGCCGTTTGTGCTGGCTACGTCTGTTGCCGCAATGTTCTCTGTCTGCCAGCCCGCTTTACCAGAGTTATCAGCCTCTGGGTCTTCGACGCCGAGCAAACGAACAACAGTGCAGGGGCCACTGTTTTTTAACCAAGCTTGTGCTGCATAAGCGGCATAGGTAGGGGAAGAATAGTTTCCGTCTCTCCAGATGTCTCCACCCTGCCCACCAGGGATAGGATTACCGAAAGTCTCGATAAATTCAGAGAATGAATCAACGCGAACGGGACGCATTGCTGGTCCTCTTTCGGTTCGACCAATAACAACTGGTCCTAGTTTATCAAAAGTTGCTGGTAGTTGTGAATTGTCAATCTCGCTGATAAAGACACCAGGAGACACGAATTTAAATTTCTTTGTAGACATGCTCTAATCTTCCTCCTAGAAGAAACAATCACTTAAAAGTCGATGTTCCTAGTAAATAGTTATTTATTTTTCTAGAGTCCTAATTATCTTTTCAAGAATCGTCTAGGTTATCGTCTCTGTCGGACGGATGTGGACCCCTATAATAGCCCTTTTTTGTGTGTTCTGGGATATCTCCAAAGATTGTTCTTTCTCTATTGATGATAACCTTTGTCAAGCTTTGCCTGATTGTTATCTTTGGTCTTTCTTGGTTATTTTCTGCACCAATTATATATCCAAGAACTTTTATATCGAATGTTGTCTCGTATCTTCGTTCTTCTTCGCTTAGAGAGGAGCCGTTATTATCTTGACCAAAATCGGATTGAAAGAAAGCTTCGTAGCGGTGGCGATCATATTTTAATAATCTATAGCTATCGCCGCCCGTGTTTGTCATAAAGGGCGTTACGATTTCATTCATCTGTTGCTGATACTCGGCCTTGATGTTCACAGAATATGTGATCTCAAGATATATTGGCATTGGAATTGAAATAGTTTCATAAATCGGCTTGTTCTCTGCTAACAAAAAAGACTGTTTGCCGAATGACAACACAGGAGACTTGTTTCTGTTTCTGCGGTTTATTTTGCCCTCACCGAGGGCCTTTTCTGAATTGTTGTTTATGATCTTGGCAGTTTCAAATTGATTTAGCCTTCTTGCAATTACAATTGAGCCGCCCTTCTCATCGTTGAAGGCAGGTATATCTGTTGGTGTGATGCCTCTCTTTGAAAGATCTTTAACAACAGATTTTCTTTCTATTGTTATCGCAGGCAAGATAACAGATCCAGAACTATCTCTCAAGTCTTTATTAGACTTAATTTGAAAGGCTCTTTCGGCTGTCATCCAGATAATAGGAACTTTTCTCCAGCCTTTATTGGTTGTGCAGAACGGATTAATTTCTTTATCGCAAAATTCAAACAAAGCAGTATCGATGGTCTCTAGTGTCGATGGGGTCATTAATTGTTCTTTTATTCTGTAATCACCTGCCATCGAAAAGTCCCTCGCGTGCTCTTATGCATTTAGCCGATATTTCCATTTTGTGCTGCTCTTGACCAAATAATCTTTTTGGCTCTGAGAGAGTTACGATCTCATAATATCTGCTGTCATATAAAACAAAATCGCCTTCTCTTACAAATAGGTCTTGGTCCTCTGTCAGTCTTCTCTTATGGAAGTGAATAACAATGCTTGTGCTTTTATCAAGACCAAGCTTCTGCATATATTCTGTTTTGATGCCTTCCCACTCGATAAGAGCATAGACCCTGATGGGAGGTAGAAATGTTTTTTCTATGCTCTCGCCGTAAAGTGGGTGAAAGTTGGTGTGCTCTATGCTTATAGGGTAATAGGCGATTTGCTGACCAATAACTCGCTCAATAAGCTCATCATTAACCTGCTTGACCAGATCTCGCTCTTTTTCTCCCAAGAACATGGGAGGTGGAGGTTGAGCTGGCTGCGACCATCTGTTATCGTCATCACTCATCTATCTACCCTACGAAAATGGTAACTGGAATGTTTTGTTGTGCTTTGGTTGCACTCTCAAGCTTTGCAGCGTCTTGCTCTGCTAACTTGGCATATGTCATCTCATCGAGAACTGCCTTTAGTTCTTCTCTGAGTTTTTCTTTTTCTTCTTTGGCCTGCGATATCAGCTCAGAGTGGTTTAGGGTCACTGCCTCACCAGGGATAGGTACAGTGCTAAATTTACCACGAATCTGCCCTAGCATCTCTTTGCTGATCGCAAGAGCATATCTTCTGATCCACTGCTTGCCAATGCTGTTAATATTGGCGTATGGTATGTTCGCAAAGGGAATCGTGCCCATGTTGTTGACACCATTAACGCCAGACTCTCTGTCTGAGTCTTCTTCCCAAGGATCTTCATTTACTGAAAATTCAAACCAGATCTTTTCTGCTGCATGAACGCTTGGTGTTGGAAACAATCTTAATTTATTGTTTCTGATCTCGTATGAATAATGAGAGATCCTCGTATAGACTGAGTCCTCAAAAGCCATAGCTTGAAGCTTGTTTTGCCATGTTGGGATGAGTTCAAAGGTTGAATCATCAGACCACTGGCCATAGTTGTGCAGGTTGCCAACAACTGATAGGCCGCCATAATAGCCAAAGAAGCGCCACATAACATAAGGCGATTTATAAAAGACTTTTCTTATTTCAACTCTCTTGTTGCCAACCTTGTTGAAGAAAGGCATGCTAGAATCTGTTGCTGATGAGCTTACGATTTCTTGAAGATCATAGTCTTGAACACTTGCTGTAACGTTGAAGGATGCTGAATAAATATTTTGTGTTCCTCCAACACCGATTTGAGCACCAACTCCTTCGCCCACCTTTTTGGTGTAGTTGAAAGACATTCTTGGAAACTTCAAGGCAACATCAGTTGGGCCAGTTTTAATTTCTCCGTCTTGATCAAAAGTGCCTGTGGTTGCGCCTAACACATCAGACAAAATATTTTTTGATTGGTGGATGTTGATGATATACGAGTACTCTAAGACCGCTTCTTCATAAGCAGCATAGACATTATATTCTGTTAGCTCGATATCAAGAACATCGCCACCAAGGCGCTTGTAGGTAAAGGCCACTTGGTCAACCGCACCAGATACAAAGTCATCAGAGGTGTAGATGCCAAAAGGCAATGGGTTTGTTGCAGAGTTTACGTTGCTATGGGTGCCTGTTACAGGCAGCACAATAGCACTCTTTTGGCTTGCTGGTGTTAAAACTGGTACTGCCATCCATAAGTCCCTCCCGGTCTAGCAGTGTAAATAGTTTTTCAAAAGGAAAAGCCCCTACCTCACATGGAAGCAGGGGCTTTTTGCTAGCCTAGACTAGTTCGGAATCAGTTATCAGCCAAGGAAGTCCTTGATAACAACCAAGCCGTACATGTCGGGACGAACCATCTTCTTGGCATAGCGGGTCATGACGCCCTTACGAGGCACAAAGTCCTCGACACCGAAGATGGTCGGCGTGACCTGTAGAGGCACATAAGGAGCGTAGAC